CCGGGAGCGAAGTGAGCGTAGATCATCGTCATTTTTATATCTGCATGGCCTAGGATATCGCGCAGTACCAGTATATTACCGCCGTTCATCATGAAATGGCTGGCGAATGTATGACGCAGAACGTGGGTGCACTGGCCTTCAGGCAGGTCGATACCAGCGCGTTTCACTGCTCGCTCAAAAGCTTTTCTGCATGGAATGAATAATTTCCCTCTGTTTTTGGGGAGTTCGTCATACAGATCCTGAGATATCGGCACGGTACGGTTTTTCTTGCCCTTCGTCTTGGTATAGGTGATCCGGTATTTCGATAACTGATGGCCTTGCAGATTTTCGGCTTCACTCCAGCGTGCACCAGTTGCCAGGCATATTTTTGCAATCATCAACAGGCTGGGACTTTGAGAATCTGCACAGGCATCCAATAGGCGCTTAATTTCTTCTGGGGCTAAGAACGCCAGTTCACCCTCTGCAATTTTGAATGTCGGTAGACCGGCGAGTGGGTTGGGTGCTGACCAGTGGCCCAACTTTTTCAGTGTGCCAAACACGGATGATAGGTTGCGTTGTTCAAGGTTTACCGTGCGAGGCTTAACTGGCGACATCAGCGCGCCATCTTCATTTCGCACCTCACCTTTTAGCCGTGCTTCGCGGTATTTCGTAAAGTCACCGGCGGTCAGCTCTGAAGCGATGGGATCGCCCAGACCATTACAGATAATTTTAAGTTTTGCCATCAAGCGCTTGGGGTCAGCAAGTGTCTGTCCGTAGAGTGAATGCCACTGCTCAATCACTTCTGATAATCGCCGCCGATCTTCCTTCTCACCAAGCCATGGCTTTTTGTTTACTTCATCCATGGTGAAGTTTTCGAATGCTATGGCCTCGCCTTTCGTCGCAAATTGCTTGCGCACGCGTTTGCCGTCGCGCCCGTTGGGGTAGCACTCACACAACCATTTTCCGTTCGGCTGTTTTCTGATGGTCATAAGTTAGAGGCTCTTGATTACTTTGACTGCTCGTCCTACCACTTCCACATCATCTACAGAACATTCAAATGAAGTGTCATCTTGGTGAACTACTATTTTGTTTCCGGGTATACGCGCAATTTTGACGATGTTTTTCATACCGTCGATGTCTATGAGCCAAATTCCGTTACTAAGCTGTTTTGCTGATGTGTCAACGATGTAATTGCCGTCGTTAGCTTTGACGTACAAACAATATTCGGCTTTTCCGGGTATCAAACTCTGATCAAGGAAAACATCTTCCAGCTCTTCGAGCGTTCCGTTCTCAATGGTTGCCTGCCGTACTGATGGGATAACAATCTTTGAAAGTGGGCGAACTGTAGGTGAACTCTCGTTTTTGAACTTATTTTTTTCTTCTGTTTGAGGATACATTTCCCCTTGGCCCGTTGTCAGCCAAAGCAGAGAAATACCTGTTTCCAGGGCACATTGAATAACCCAGTCAGCGGGAAAGCTATCACGTAACATCCTGTTTGCCATGGTACTTTTTGATGCTTCGAGATGTTCAACTAACGCTATTTGAGTGTTGAAACCATAGGCAGTCATCAGCCTTTTGATGGTCTCCCTTCCTCCCGTATTTACACCTGTATTGATCTTCAAGATGAACTCTCCATTTGACAATCCAATAATGGGATCGTATTTTTGTGTTCAACTTCTAATGTGAGAGTTTAGAAGTTGGGGTTAAACATCATAAAACGCACTAAAACCAAGAGATACTGCACTATGAGCACAGATATTTCAATTCGTGTACCAAAAGAGATGGCTACGCCTGCAGAGTTTGCTGAATGGGAAGGTATCTCCCGTGGCTCTGTTTACCAGAAAATTCACCATGGTCAGCTTGCTAAGTACATGGTCAAGAAAGAAAAAAATAAAGGTCGCGTAAGCCTGCGTTACCTGATGTACAAAACCGACCAGGTTCGTGAATCCCTCGGTCATTCCAACTTTCGCGTCATTGTTGGTCAGTAAGTTCGATTATGAGAACTTTCTAAGGGGCTTGCATGTTTGATTATCGCGTTTCCAAACATCCACACTTTGACGAAGCCTGCCGGGCTTTCGCACTGCGTCACAACATGGCGAAGCTGGCAGAACGCGCAGGAATAAATGTCCAGACGCTGCGCAATAAGCTGAACCCGGAGCAACCGCATCAACTTACACCGCCGGAGATCTGGCAGCTGACTGATATCACAGAAGACTCAACGTTGGTTGACGGTTTTCTGGCTCAAATCCATTGCCTGCCGTGCGTGCCATTGAATGAAGTGGCAAAAGAGAACCTGCCGCATTACGTCATGAGTGCAACTGCGGAGATTGGGCGTGTAGCTGCAGGCGCAGTATCCGGTGATGTGAAAACCAGTGCAGGCCGCCGCGATGTTATTAATAGCATCAACTCTGTTACGCGCCTTATGGCACTCACTGCAGTTTCATTGCATGCGCGTTTGCAGGCGAATCCGGCGATGGCAAGCGCGGTAGATACCGTGACGGGCCTAGGCGCTTCGTTCGGTCTGATCTGAGGTGGCTATGCTGACTAAAGAACCATCTTTTGCATCACTGCTTGTTAAGCAAAGTCCTGCAATGTACTGCGGTCATGGCTGGATTATGGGGAAGGATGGCAAGCGCTGGCATCCGTGCCGCTCTCAGGATGCGTGGCTGGCTGAGCTGTCCACTAAAAAGCAGGGGAAACCATGGCTATTGAAGGCGATGCTGCGACTGTTCCGCTAAGCGCTGGCCTCCGCCTTAATGGGTTAAACCACATCGCGGAATTAAGGGCGAAAGTGTTTGGCTTAAATATTGATTCAGAACTGGAGCGCTTTATTAGCGATATGCGGGACCAACGGGATATTAACCATGAGCAGAATAAACGCGCACTAGCCGCAATATTCTTTATGGCAAAGATTCCGGCGGAACGTCATAGCGTCAATGTTAGTGAGCTGACGACTGACGAAAAGCGGGAGCTGATTAAAGCAATGAACCATTTCCGTACAGTGGTGAGTTTATTTCCAAATCGGCTAGCCATGCCGAATTAACCAAAAACCGAAATTAAAGGCGTAAACCCGCCGGGCTTCTTATTGCCCAAATTCAGGAGAAACAACAATGCGAAATATTGAAACCCGAATCACCAAAACAGGACCAGATGATGCTGGCCTTAACCAGATGCTGACTGATGCACGCATGGAAGAACGACGTGCACGTGCCGCGGCAATGGCAGCCCGTCTTGATAGCCTGGCTTGCCATATCACGTCACGCCAGCTTAATCACGTTGAAGCGGCGGAGCTGCTGCGTATTGCGGCTGAAAACATTCAGAACGAAGCGCAGGAGATCCACTGATGGCTGATTCAATGGACCTTGTACAGCAGCGCGTTGAAGAAGAACGTCAGCGCCACATCCACACCGCCCGCAACAGAACACCGGGCGTTTCCCGTGTGCTCTGCATTGATTGCGATGCACCGATCCCGCCAGCTCGCCGCCGCGCTATTCCGGGCGTGCAGTGTTGCGTCACCTGTCAGGAAATCGCAGAGCTGAAAGGCAAACATTACGTAGGGGGTACTGTATGAGCACCATCCTGAAATGGGCGGGTAATAAAACCGCCATAATGCCAGAACTGAAAAAACACCTTCCAGCAGGCCCGCGACTGGTTGAGCCTTTCGCGGGTTCGTGCGCTGTGATGATGGAGACAGACTATCCTCATTATCTTGTCGCGGATATTAATCCAGACCTGATTAATCTCTATCAGGTGATTAAGAATGATGTTGAATACTTCATCAAAGAGGGTAGATATCTTTTTGAAGCCCGTAATGACCCAGAGGCATATTATAAGACGAGACAGGCGTTTAACTTGCGCCATGGTGGTGCAATTGAACGCGCATTGTATTTCTTATATTTAAATCGCCATGGTTATCGCGGACTGTGTCGCTATAACTTGAACGGTTATTTTAATGTTCCTTACGGTAATTATAAAAAGCCGTACTTCCCTGAAAACGAAATACGCATATTTGCAGAAAAAGCAAAACGCGCAACGTTTATCTGCGCCAGCTATGACGAGACACTGGCATTGCTGCAAACGGGTGATGTTGTCTATTGCGATCCACCATATGACGGCACGTTTAACGGATATCACACAGCTGGTTTTACAGAGGATGATCAGTACCATCTGGCGTCTATTCTTGAACGCCGGTCATCAGAAGGTCATCCGGTTATCGTGTCCAACAGCGATACGTCTCTGACCCGTTCGCTTTATCGTGATTTTACTCGCCATCGTATCACCGCTAAGCGCAGCATGGGCGTGGCTGCCGGTGATAGTAAAACTGCAGTAGAAATCATCGCCACAAAATCAGCATGCTGGTTTGGTGTTGATTTGGCGTCTGGTCCTGATATCTCGGTGGAAACTGAGGTGCGGGCGTGGCAGTGAGTAAATTCACATTACATCATGCACAAACCACCGGCGGCTCGAATGAGGCCGCCGTGGCCTTTCCATGGAATACCCCAAAAAAAGCGGTTAATCCGTATCTGGACCCGGCGGACGTTGCGCCGGAGTCTGCGCTTTCAAACCTCATCACTCTGTATGCTGCGGATAACGAGCAGGAGCATCTGCGCCGTGAGGCGCTGAGTGATGAGGTTTGGGAACGCTATTTCTTTAATGAATCCCGCGATCCTGTCCAGCGTGAAATGGAGCAGGATCGGCTGATTAGCCATGCCAAAATGGCCCGCGAACAGCAGCGTATTAATCCCGATTTGGTGATTATTGCCGATGTTAGCGCCATGCCTGCCCATATCAGCAAGCCTTTGCTGGAGCGGATTAAATACTTCCATAGCCTGGGCAGGGCTAAAGCTTATTCCCGCTATCTGCGCGAAACAATCAGGCCTTGTCTGGAGCGGCTGGAGCGCGTGCGTGACAGCCAGGTGTCTGCGTCTTTCCGGTTCATGGCGAGCCAGGACGGGCTGGAGGGGCTGCTGGTACTGCCTGAAATGAATCAGGAGCAGGTCAAGCGCCTTTCCACGCTGGTTGCGGCACATATGAGCATGTGTCTTGATGCGGCTTGCGGTGATCTGTTTGTCAGTGACGATGTTAAACCAGAAGAAATCCGCCAGGCATGGGAAAGGGTTGCTGCAGAAGCCATGCGCCTTGAGGTCATCCCGCCTGCCTTTGAGCAGTTGCGCCGCAAAAAGCGCCGCCGCAAGCCGGTGCCTTATGAACTGATCCCACCGTCGCTGGCGCGCATGCTGTGCGCAGACTGGTGGTATCGCAAATTGTGGCAGATGCGCTGCGAGTGGCGGGAGGAGCAGCTGCGCGCCGTCTGCCTGGTCAACAAGAAAGCGTCCCCGTATGTCAGCTATGAAGCAGTGATCCACAAACGCGAGCAGCGCCGCAAATCGCTGGAGTTCTTCCGCTCGCATGAACTGGTCAACGAAGACGGTGACACGCTGGATATGGAAGATGTGGTGAACGCCAGCAACAGCAACCCGGCGCACCGCCGTAATGAAATGATGGCCTGTGTTAAAGGGCTGGAGCTGATCGCGGAAATGCGCGGAGACTGCGCCGTGTTCTATACCATCACCTGCCCGTCACGCTTCCACGCAACCCTCAACAACGGCAGACCTAATCCGAAATGGACCAGCGCCACGGTCCGGCAGAGCAGTGACTATCTGGTTGATACATTCGCCGCTTTCCGCAAGGCCATGCACAAAGCCGGGCTGCGCTGGTACGGCGTCCGCGTTGCAGAGCCGCACCATGACGGCACTGTGCACTGGCATCTTCTGTGCTTTATGCGCAAAAAAGACCGTCGTTCCATCACCGCGCTGCTGCGTAAGTTTGCCATCCGTGAAGACCGCGAGGAGCTGGGCACCAATACCGGACCGCGCTTCAAGTCCGAGCTAATCAACCCGCGCAAGGGCACACCGACAAGCTACATCGCCAAATACATCAGTAAGAACATCGACGGGCGCGGGCTGGCTAAAGAAATCAGCAAAGAAACCGGCAGATCACTGCGTGACAGCGCCGAGCATGTCAGCGCCTGGGCGTCACTGCACCGTGTCCAGCAATTTCGTTTCTTTGGTATTCCGGGGCGCCAGGCATACCGCGAGCTGCGCTTGCTGGCTGGTCAGGCGGCGAGAGTACAGGGCGAACGCAAAGCGGGTGCGCCTGTACTGGCTAATCCACGTCTGGATGCGGTACTGGCGGCTGCAGATGCGGGTTGCTTTGCCACCTACATCATGAAGCAGGGCGGTGTACTGGTTCCCCGCAAACATCACCTTGTCCGCACTGCTTATGAGCTTAACGACGAACCGAGCGCCTACGGCGATCACGGTATCCGTATCTATGGCATCTGGTCCCCGATTGCAGAGGGCAAGATTTGCACGCACGCGATGAAGTGGAAAAAGGTTCGTAAGGCCGTTGACGTTCAGGAGGCGGCAGCCGACCAGGGCGCTTGCGCCCCTTGGACTCGTGGCAATAACTATCCCCCTGTTGAAAATCTGAACAAATCAGGGGGTGATTTACCCGATATTAAAACCATGGATGAGAAGGAGCTGCAGGAATATCTCCACAGCATGGGCCAGAAGGAACGGCGGGAGCTGACAGCCAGGTTGAGACTGGTAAAACCGAAGCGAAAAAAAGCATACATACAGAGTATTTCGGAGCAGCAGCGCCTGCAGCTTGAGGCAGAACTGACTGCCAGAGGGTTTGAAGGTAGTGCATCTGAGATTGATTTGCTTCTGCGTGGCGGCAGCATTCCATCTGGTGCCGGTTTACGTATTTTTTACCGTAACCAGAGGCTGCAGGAAGATGACAAATGGCGTCAATGGTACTAAGGCTGCTGTTTAACATTTCGTGCTTTATTGACCGACATCAGTACATCCAATTAACTGACAAAAAAGAGTTTTACATTTTTTCTTTCCTACTATACTGTTTATATAAACAGTGGGTATATATACAGTTGTTGTGTATCCGTGTAATGATAGGAGGGAAGATGCAGGACTATCTTTTGGAGTCATTAAAGCTCCAGCGTATTGATTTTTTTATCAAGCTTGTAGCGGCTAGTGAGTGCAGCGACGAAGAAAAGCGGCTGGCTATCCAGTGGGTGTCCGAACTGACAGACGAGTTGATGGCGAAAATTCGCAGCCATGAATACAGCCGGTCAATGGACGTTACCAGTTAAAGGGAATCTGTATGCGCATTGAAATAATGATCGATAAAGAGCAGAAGATTAGCCAGGCCACACTGGAAGCCCTTGAATCCGAGCTTTACCGTAATTTGCGCCCTCTGTATCCCAAAACAGCAATTCGTATCCGTAAGGGCAGTGCCAATGGTGTTGAACTGAGCGGGTTAAAACTGGATGAAGACAAAAAGCGAGTGATGGAAATTATGCAGCAGGTCTGGGAGGACGACAGCTGGTTACATTAGATAACGTTGTGAGAGGCAGAACGTAGTTCTGGCGCTCGCAAGGTTGAACAACGAGCTATGCGAGGCGTTAGCTATGGGGTCTAAAGACAACAAGTATCAAATTGTATATCGCGGTCAAACGCTGGAAACAATCATTCCCGGTCAGTGGGTTTTCTTTCAACGCCCAAAAGAGTGCGGCGGCGGATACTGGATGGGAAGAACTTATGATGACTGTTTCTGGCTTGAGCTGGAGTATCCGGTGTCTTTATCTGATGGACTTGGTTACTTGATAGTTATTACGAAAGTCGAAGCCACAAGTCATGAATTTGATGCAAATTATTCTCTGTTTGACTGATTTCGTCGTAGTGCATGACTATGCCGCATGAAAACGCATGATCGTTTAAGGATCGTTTATGCTGAGGCCCGCCAGAACTGGCGGGCTTTTGCCTGTCTCATGCAGGTGCATGAAAACCACTACATAAAGCGGGCAGGCGTGGCGGGGATACGAGCGCGCGCTCATGGTTGAATTTGTGAATTTGTGGTATCAAAGGGCTGGGTTTTCAAGCCGTTGATGTTCAATAGTAAGGCATAAGTTTCACCAGTAGGAGGGGGCTGACATGGTGACGTTAGTGGACGACTGTCCAAGGTGTGGTTCACAAAAAATTTCTTTTGATTTTAATGGATTGAATTGCACTAAAGTTTACACAAACCTAGGTGGAGCAAAAACGTACGAGTACGAGATTTACTGCGTTTGTCGAGAATGTCGTCAAACGACTATGTTTATGTGCTGGCCTTTGGAAAAAAATAAAACGTTAGATGGTTACAATTGGGGGAGTGGGCTTTTTGGGCTAAGGGAAGTTGTTGAAGTGGGCAGACCTGTTTCACCCGCTGACATAGCCGTAGATGAACCACCTGAATTTTTGCCTGAACACATAAACAACGCATATGAGGAAGGGGCAAAATGTCTGGCAATCGGCTGTTATAATGCAGCGGCAACCATGTTTAGACTTTGTCTTGATTACGCGACTAAAGGTCTTGTTCCTGAAGGTGAACAAGGGCCTGCACAGAAAATAAAAAGAAGCCTAGGGTTAAGAATGGAGTGGCTCTTTGATAATCACCTTTTACCTGAGTCTTTGAGAGAGCTGGCTGAGTGTGTCAAAGATGATGGAAATGATGGTGCCCATGAGGGGATTTTGGATAAGGCAGCCGCTGAGGATCTTGAAGATTTTACCTATCTTTTTTTAGAACGGCTTTATACTGAGCCTCAGCGCCTTATCGAAGCCCGGACAAGGCGTGAGCAAAGACGAAAAAAATAAGTTAAGAATTATTCCTCTTCAAGAATATAGGGCGTGAATTTAATCACTTTCTCGCCCAGCCAGTCGTTAAGTTCCTGCAGTCGCTTCTGCAGCGGTATTAGCTCGTTGCGGACAAAGACGCGGCTGGCCTTTTCTACATCGCCAAAGCCGCCGGTATTATTGGGGATGATGCCCATCATCTGCGGCGGCACGCGGTGCGCTGCCATCATGTCATCGCGGCTCACATTCTTGATGTTCAGAAATTCATCCTTAGCCGCTACTTCTGACAGTGGAATGATCTGGATGCCGTCTTTTTTACCGTTGGGCGAGTACATAAACAGGTTGCGGAAGTTGCCCGGCCCTTTGGCGCTTTTCATGGCCTGGCGGATATTGTTCACGTCTTCCTGATTCTGCGCCGCATCGGTCATGTACATGATGAACCCCGCATGACTGCCGTTAATGTAATACTTGCGACGGAACAGCGTGGCGGACTCGTTCAGCAGGGCGGAAGGGATGGCGGACAGATATTCCGGCAGGCCGTAAATCTCCTGGTTTAAATCCGGTTCCATCAGGTGAAAGATACTGCCTTTGGTGAATTCATAGGGTTGCGTGGTCATGCCATATTGCACAAACCAATAGGTATCAAGATCGATTCCGCGGCGGGTGTATTTCGCCAGCGACGGCTCCAGCGACAGAATACCGCCAAGGCGGTTGGTGCGTTTCTCCAGATAGGCGTTACCGAACACAAGGTAGTCCTGCACAAAGCGGCTGAACGCCTGCTGGCTCAGCAGCGGATGTGGGATAAAGGTGCTGGTCAGAATGTTGCGTTTGACGGCAATTGGCGAGCTGTGATGCACGGCGGCGCGATAAGTCCGTGCCAGCCCGTCAAAACTCACCGGTGGTTCATACCATCTGTCCATCTGTACGCATTCCACATAGTCCAGCAGTTCGCGGCGGTCCAGTACCGGGATCGGATCGCCAAAGCTGAACGCTTCGGCGTGAGTTGTATTCTTCTGCTGTTCGGCCTCCTGCACTGGCGCGGTGCTGCTCAGGGTGTCGTGTTCACTCATCAAAAAATCTCCACAATATTGCTGGTATTGGCGGATTCGCCCTGCAGCGGTTCGTTAAACAGTGCGTGCATCGTTGCCCATGCCAAATCTGCGTGACTGGCTTCTTCGCTGCGGCTGGCTTCATAGGTCGGACGGTTGCCGCTGGCGGTAGTGGCGCGGCGGATTGCCATAAAGGACTGCGCAATGTCAGTATGCCCGGCGTCGAACTCCAGACGGCGGTGGCTGATAATGTCGTATGCCTTGAGCACTAGGGCGTTTTTGACGTTGGGGTTGTAGACAAACTCCCGCACGGCAGGGAAGAACGCTTTCACGTTCTCATAAACGCCGTGACCTACACCCGTTGAGTCGATGCCGATGTAAGTCACGTTGTACTGCTGGGTAAGCTGCTTGATGGCGTCTGCTTGGGCGCGGAAGTCCATCCCGCGCCACTGGTGGCGCTCCAGAATGCGGAACTTGCCGCCCGGGACCGTTGGCGGGGCCATAACCACGCACCCGGCGCTGTCACCGTTCTGTGTACCTTTCGCCGGGTCGTAACCGATCCAGACTTCCCGCCAGCCAAACGGGCGAAGCGCCAGCGCCTGAAAATCGGTCCAGACTTCCCAGCTATCCACCATGCACGCCTGCAGCTCGCTGAGCGGGAATACTGACGCCAGATCGTCAATAAATTCGCACATCAGAAGGTTCTGGTATTCGTCCGGGCTGTACTCCATGCGCAGCTGGTCGAGGTCGAACAGGTTACAGCCGCCGCGCACCGCATCTTCCACGGTGACGATCTGGCGGTACTGTCCGTCAGGGCAGAGCAGGCCGCGCGCAAGGTTGCTGTGGGTCAGGTCAATATCCACCTTGTCCGCTTTGGCGCGGCCCCGGTTAAACAGCGCACCGGACCAGAACGGATACGCACTGTGGGTCAGGCTGGACGGCGTGGAAAAGTAGGTTTGTCGCCATTTCTTGTGAATGGCCATCCCGGAGGCAACCTTGCGCAGCTCCTGGAATTTCGGTATCCAGAAATATTCATCCAGGTACAGGTTGCCGTGGTAGCTCTGCGCCGTACGGGCGTTGGTGCCGAGGAAGTACAATGCAGCGCCATTGGGTAGCACCATGGGATCGCCTTTCAGCTCCACCTCAACTTCTTTGGCAAAGTCGATGATGTACTGCTTAAACACGTGCGCCTGTGCCTTACTGGCAGAAAGGAAAATCTGGTTGCGTCCGGTCAGCAGGGCGTCAATCAATGCTTCACGGGCAAAATAAAACGTGGCGCCAATCTGGCGCGACTTGAGCAGATTACGGATGCGGTTTGTTTTTCCTGCTTCAAACCAGTGACGCTGATAGTCGAACATAGAGGCGTGGAAGACTTCTTCCAGCTTTTCGATCTGTTCGTCGGTGAAAACGTTCTTTTCCGGCTGTCTGCGTGGGCCTTTGTTTCGGTTGGCTACTTTCGGGTTTAAATCAGCTTCGTTCCCGCCATCGTTAAATTTTCCGATCCGGGCATGGCGCTCTGACTGGCGCGCCAGCAGGTCAATTTCCTTGAAGTCTTTCCCTTCTTTCTGCTCCTTCATGATGAGCTGGCAGTAACGTGCGGCGGTGGTGAGCTGCATTTGATCCAGCGGCCCATAGTCGCCCCACTTGTCGCGTTTTTTCCAGCTGTGAACGGTTGCAACTTTTTCGCCCAGCATTTCAGCAATGCGGGCTACGCGGTATCCCTGAAAGTACAGCAGCATGGCTTGCCGACGGGGATCGAGGTCTGCGGGGGTCAGTGTCGTGTTCATGGCCCAAACATACGGCCTTGTATGGCGGCTTTCCCCGGCTGCGTTTTGTGTGGTTTACCGTACAAATACAGCGCGTTGTCTCACTCCCCCCATCACCGCAAACATAAGGCTCCAGTAAGTTATTTCTAACGGAGCATGGCTCATGACAGTGAAAGCAAAGCGTTTCCGTATCGGGGTGGAAGGTGCCACCACTGACGGGCGCGAGATCCAGCGTGAATGGCTGGTACAGATGGCTGCCAGCTACAACCCGACGGTCTATACCGCGCTGATTAACCTTGAGCACATCAAGTCTTATCTGCCGGAGAGCACGTTTAACCGCTATGGCAGGGTGACGGGGCTGGTTGCAGAAGAAATCCAGGACGGCCCGCTGGCGGGCAAGATGGCACTTTATGCCGATATCGAACCCACTGACGCCCTGGTGGAACTGGTGAAAAAAGGCCAGAAGCTTTTCACCTCCATGGAGGTCAGCACGAAGTTTGCCGACACCGGCAAAGCCTACCTTGTGGGGCTGGGTGCGACAGACGATCCTGCGAGCCTTGGCACCGAAATGCTGGCTTTCAGCGCCAGCGCCGCACATAACCCGCTGGCAAACCGTAAGCAGAACCCTGAAAACCTGTTTTCGGAAGCGGTTGAAACGCTGATCGAACTTGAAGAAGCCCAGGACGAAAAGCCGTCCCTCTTTGCCCGCGTCACCGCGCTGTTCACCAAAAAAGAGCAGACCGACGATGCGCGTTTCTCAGACGTGCATAAAGCCGTGGAACTTGTCGCCACCGAGCAGCAGAACCTGAGCGAGCGCACTGATAAATCCCTGGCTGAAAACGGTGAACGCCTTTCCGCGCTGGAGTCCTCCCTGCAGGAGCAGCAGGCCGCCTTTGCCGAGTTACAGCAGCAGCTGAGCCGTGAAGACAGCCGCAAGGATTACCGCCAGCGCGCGCCGGGCGGTGACGCACCGGCAGGCACCCTGACCAATTGCTGATGGAGCATAAAACCCGATGAAAAAGAAAACCCGCTTTGCCTTTAACGCTTACCTGCAGCAACTGGCGCGCCTGAACGGTGTGGAGGTTGAAGAACTGTCCAGCAAGTTTACCGTGGAGCCGTCCGTGCAGCAGACGCTGGAAGACCAGATCCAGCAGTCCGCCGCTTTCCTGACGCTGATTAACATCACGCCGGTCACTGAGCAGTCCGGTCAGTTGCTGGGGCTGGGCGTTGGCAGCACCATTGCCGGAACCACCGATACCACCACCAAAGAGCGCGAGCCTACCGATCCGACGCTGATGGAAGACGTGGAATACAAATGCGAGCAGACCAACTTTGATACGGTGCTGACCTACGCAAAACTGGACCTGTGGGCGAAATTCCAGGACTTCCAGGTGCGTATTCGCAACGCCATCGTCAAGCGTCAGGCGCTGGACCGCATCATGATCGGCTTTAACGGCGTGAAGCGCGCCAAAACCTCCAACCGTGCTGAAAACCCGCTGCTGCAGGACGTCAATAAAGGCTGGCTGCAGAAAATCCGCGAAGATGCGCCGGATCACGTCATGGGCAGCAAAACCGCAGAAGACGGCACCACTACTGCAGAACCGGTAAAAGTCGGTCCGGGTGGTAAGTATGTAAATCTTGACGCGGTGGTGATGGATACCGTCAACGAGCTGATCGATGTGGAGTATCAGGATGATGACGAGCTGGTTGTTGTCTGCGGACGTGAACTGCTGTCTGACAAGTATTTCCCGCTGGTCAACAAAGAGCAGGACAACAGCGAGAAAATCGCCGCCGATCTGATCATCAGCCAGAAACGCATGGGCGGCCTGCAGGCTGTGCGCGCGCCTTTCTTCCCGGCAAATGCCCTGCTGATCACCCGTCTGGATAACCTGTCCATCTACTGGCAGGAAGACACCCGCCGCCGTTCAGTTATCGACAACCCGAAACGCGACCGGATTGAAAACTTTGAATCCGTCAACGAGGCGTATGTGGTCGAGGACTACCGCTGCGCGGCACTGGTGGAAAACATCGAAATCGGTGATTTCACCCCGCCTGCAGCAGAAACAGGAAACGGAGAGTAACGCATGAGCCTGAGTCCCGCACGGCAGCACCGCCTGCGCATTCAGGCCGAACAGGCCGCCCGTGAGGGCGGCAGTGTTCGCCATGCGTCGGGTTATGACCTGATGCTGCTGCAACTGGCAGAAGATCGCCGCAGGCTTAAAGGCATCCAGTCCACGGTGAAAAAGGCGGAAATCAAGGTGGAGCTGCTGCCGAAATATTCTGCCTGGGCAGAGGGCGTGCTGGCTGCCGGAGGCGCGCAGCAGGATGACGTGCTGATGTACGTGATGTTGTGGCGTATCGACGCCGGTGATTATGCCGGTGCGCTGGAAATCGGGCGTCATGCGCTGCGCCATGGCTGGGTGATGCCGCTGGGCAACCGTAACGTGCAGACCGTGCTGGCAGAAGAAATGGCAGACGCGGCGCAAAGCGCTCTGCTTGCTGCTGTCGGTTTTGATGCCGATCTGCTTCTGCAGACGCTGGACCTGACAACCGATCTGGATATGCCGGACCAGTCGCGGGCGCGCCTGCATAAAGCCATCGGCGCTGTACTGAGCGAAAGCAACCCGGCGTCTGCCCTGAATCACCTTACCCATGCGCTGCAGCTTGATCCCCGCTGCGGTGTGAAAAAAGAAAAGCAGCAGCTGGAGCGCAGACTGCGCAATGACAGCCGCTAAAGAACGTGCCCCGCGCACGGGCGGCACGGGATGGCGAAAGGCACTGCCACATCAAAATTCCGTCCACCGCCCACTTATTCAGGAGAAAGCCGCATGAAGTTTGTTGCGCCCGAACAGGCACCGGAACAGGCGGAGGTCATCAAAAATACGCCGTTCTGGCCTGATGTGGACCTGTCGGAATTTCGCAGTGTGATGCGAACTGACGGCACGGTGACGCAGCCGCGTTTAAAGCAGGTTGTGCTGACGGCTATTTCTGAGGTTAACGCTGAGCTGTACGACTTCCGCAACCGCCAGCAGTTGCTGGGCTACCGGGCACTGGCTGAGGTTCCGGCGGACATACTGGACGGCAAAAGCGAGCGTATCCAGCACTACCACAACGCCGTTTTTTGCTGGGCGCGTGCTGTGCTCAATGAGCGTTATCAGGACTATGACGCCACGGCGTCAGGCGTGAAGCGAGGGGAGGAGCTGGCGGAGGCCAGCGGCGATCTGTGGCGTGATGCCCGCTGGGCTATCAGCCGGGTGCAGGATGCGCCGCACTGTACGGTGGAGCTTATCTGATGAAAGTGCGTGCGCATCAGTATGACACGGTGGACGCGCTTTGCTGGCGTCATTACGGGCGCACGCAGGGGGTCACTGAGCAGGTTCTGCAGGCAAATCCGGGGCTGGCTGAGTACGGCCCATTTTTACCGCACGGGCTGCAGGTGGAGCTGCCGGACATTACGGCGTCAACCACGGCGCAGACCGTCCAGCTATGGGACTGAATTATGACGCTTGAACGAATCAGCGCCTTTATCACTTACTGCATCGCCGTGCTGCTGGCATGGCTGGGCGATCTGTCGCTCAAGGATGCGTCAACGGTTGGCGGCGTACTGATTGGTGTGCTGATGCTGGCTATCAACTGGTACTACAAACACCAGTCTTTCAAATTGTTACGTGGCGGCAAAATTTCGCGGGGGGAATATGAATCCTTCAATCGTTAAGCGCTGCCTTGTCGGGGCGGTGCTGGCTATCGCCGCCACGCTGCCCGGTTTCCAGTCGCTTCATACCTCCGTCGAGGGGCTGAAACTGATTGCCGATTACGAGGGATGCCGCCTGCAGCCTTATCAGTGCAGTGCGGGCGTGTGGACTGACGGGATCGGCAATACTTCCGGTGTGGTGCCGGGGAAAACCATCACGGAGCGGCAGGCGGCGCAGGGACTTATCACCAACGTGCTGCGCGTGGAGCGGGCGCTGGAAAAATGTGTGGTGCAGCCGGTGCCGCAAAAGGTCTATGACGCGGTGGTGTCGTTTGCTTTCAACGTGGGCACCGGCAACGCCTGCAGCTCCACGCTGGTTAAGTTGCTGAACCAGCGGCGCTGGGCGGATGCCTGCCATCAACTGCCGCGCTGGGTATATGTCAAAGGTGTGTTTAATCAGGGGCTGGACAACCGCCGCGCGCGGGAAATGGCCTGGTGCTTAAAAGGAGCATAACGGAATGAAAAAGAAAGTCATGAGCGTTTTTTCAGCTGGCATGGGCTGCGCTGTTGGTTATCAGCCTGCTGTATCCGCGCAGCGGTGCGCCGGTTCTGGTTGGTGCGTCTGTCTGGGTGTCATGCTTCCTCGCCTGGCTGCTTGCTGCGCTGTGCGCTGTCGGGTGGTTCGCCGGAGATCGGGTGCGCGATGAGGTCAGGGCGGCATTGCTGAAATTCAGGGCGCACCCCGTAAAACCCGTGCGTACATGGGTAATCAGGCTGCTTATTGTTCTGTGCCTGGCGTTTTCTGGATGGGTGATCACCCTAGTGTTTTACCTGCTGACGTTGGTTTTGTATCAGATTGCCCGCGCGCAGCTTCATGAGCCGATGGCGGCCTGATGCGTGCACTGGCGGTAGTGCTGGCGCTGGTACTTGCGGCGCTGGGCTGGCAGTCATGGCGGCTTAACAATGCCAGCCACACCATCGAAACGCTGGGCGCGGCGCTGAAAAGCAAAACGCAGGAGCTGACGAAGAAAAACAGCCAGCTGATCGGCCTGTCCATTCTGACCGAAACCAACAGCCGGGAGCAGGCGCGGCTTTATGCGGCAGCGGAACAGACCACCGCACTTCTGCGCAGCCGCCAGCACCGGATCGAGGAACTGAAACGTGAAAATGAGGATTTGCGCCGCTGGGCTGATACTCCTTTGCCTGCTGACATTATCCGGCTGCGGGAGCGTCCGGCCCTCGCCGGAGGTGCAGCTTACCGTGAGTGGCTGTCCCAGAGTGACGCAGTGCCGTCTGGAAAGGTCAGCGCCGCGCAGTAACGGCGATCTGAACGCGGTGCTGGATGAAACCGAGGCCGCCTGGGCGGTCTGTGCTGACAAAGTGGACACGATTATTGCGTGTCAGGAGCGAGACAGTGAACAAACCGCAGTCCTTACGCAGCGCCCTGAATAAAGCGGTTGCTTATGTCCGCGACAACCCGGACAAGCTGCACCTTTTCGTTGATAACGGCTCACTGGTGGCAACCGGTGCCAGTTCCATGTCATGGGAATACCGCTACACCCTGAACGTGGTGATCGAGGATTTCAGCGGCGACCAGAATCTGCTGATGGCTCCTGTGCTGCTGTGGCTAAGTGACAACCAGCCGGATGCTATCAATAACCCGGAGCTGCGCGAAAAACTGTTCACCTTTGAAGTGGATATTCTGCGCAACGATGTGTGCGATATCAGCCTGAACCTGCAACTGACGGAGCGCGTGCTGGTCAGCACTAACGGCAGCGTGTCAAGCGTTGAAGCGGTGCCGGAGCCGGACGAACCCGAAGAAATGTGGACGGTGAAACGTGGATGAACTGCAGAGGGTGGATGACTGGCTGACGGCGCTACTGGCGAATCTGGAGCCTGCCGCGCGCAGCCGTATGATGCGGCAACTGGCGCAACAGCTGCGCCGGACGCAGCAGCAGAACATCAGGCTGCAGCGTAATCCTGACGGCAGCGGCTATGAGCCGCGCCGGGTGACTGCCCGCAGCAAGAAGGGACGCATCAAACGCCAGATGTTTGCAAAGCTTCGCACCACAAAATACCTGAAAACCACCACCAGAGCGGACTCCGCCAGCGTGCAGTTTGATGGCAAGGTGCAGCGCATTGCCCGTGTTCACCATTACGGCCTGCGGGATCGCGTCAGCCGAAAAGGCCCGGAGGTCCGCTACGCAGAGCGCCGCCTGCTGGGCGTGAATGAAGAAGTGGAAACCGTCACCCGTGACACCCTGCTGCGCTGGCTGGCGGGGTGATCTTTGTGCCACCGCTGGTACAAGCGCCCGCGCTGCCTCCCTTTTCCCTCTGATGGCAACCTTTCGTTATGAATACACAACTGACCGAAATTATGCGCCTTATCACCAATCTGATCCGCACCGGCACCGTGACCGAAGTGGACCGGAAAAACTGGCTGTGCCGGGTAAAGGTGGGCGAGCTTGAAACCAACTGGATTAACTGGCTGACGCTGCGCGCCGGTGGTGCCCGTACATGGTGGTGTCCGTCGCCGGATGAGCAGGTGGTGGTGCTGAGCATGGGCGGCAATCTGGAAACCGCTTTTGTGCTGCCCGCTATCTACTCCAATCAGTTTCCGCCACCGTCGGATTCCGTGGACGGCTGCGTGACGGAGTACCCGGACGGGGGATGGTTTGAGTATGAACCCGCCACCGGACGGTGGCATGTCAGGGGCATCAAATCCATGGTGATCGAGGCATCAGACAGTGTCACCTACAAAACCGGTGAGTTTGTGGTGGAGGCTGACACCACGCGCATTAACAGCGAGGTGGTGATCAATGGCGGCGTCACCCAGGGCGGCGGCGCAATGAGTTCTAACGGGATCGTAGTTGATGACCATGAGCATACTGGCGTTCTGAAAGGCGGCGACAACACAGGGGGACCGGTATGACGTTGTATATCGGTATGAGCAGGAATGACGGGCAGGCCATTGCAGATACAGACCATCTGCGCCAGTCGGTGCGGGATATTCTGCTGACTCCGCAGGGCAGCCGTCTTGCCCGTCGGGAATATGGCTCCCTGCTGTCTGCCCTGATTGACCAGCCGCAGAACCCGGCGCTGCGCCTGCAGATTATGTCTGCGGTCTATGTGGCGCTGAACCGCTGGGAACCGCGCCTTACGCTGGATTCCATCACTATCAACGGTAATTTTGACGGCTCTATGGTGGTTGAACTTACCGGACACGGCAATAACGGCGCGCCAGTTTCCCTTTCCGTATCAACAGGAGCAGACAATGGCAGTCATTGATCTTTCCCAACTACCGCCGCCGCAGATTGTGGATGTGCCGGACTTTGAGACATTGCTGGCAGAACGCAAGGCCGCCTTTGTGGCCCTTCATCCGGCTAATGAACATGAGGCCGTTATGCGCACGTTAGCGCTGGAGTCAGAACCTGTCACCAAACTGCTGCAGGAAAATACTTACCGCGAAATCCTGCTGCGCCAGCGTATTAATGAGGCTGCGCAGGCGGTCATGGTGGCCTATTCCATGGGAAATGACCTTGAGCAACTGGCAGGTAACTGCAACGTTAAGCGCCTGACAGTAGTCCCTGCCGATAATGACGCGGTGCCGCCGGTCGCCGCGGTGATGGAAAGTGATGAAGCATTACGCCAGCGTATTCCTGCAGCATTTGAGGGGCTGTCCGTTGCAGGGCCGACGGGAGCCTATGAGTTCCACGCCAGAAGCGCCGACGGGCGCGTGGCTGATGCCAGCGCAACCAGTCCTGCACCGGCAGAGGTGGTGCTTACCGTACTGAGTCGCGAGGGTGACGGTACAGCAGGGGCTGACCTGCTGGCAGTGGTTGAGCAGGCGCTTAACAGTGAAAAGGTTCGCCCGGTGGCAGACCGCCTGACGGTGCGCAGCGCAGAAATTATTCCGTACAGCGTGGACGCAACGATCTTCCTGTATCCGGGGCCGGAGGCTGAGCCGGTGATGGCAGAAGCAAAAGCCAGTCTGCAGAAATACATAGCCAGTCAGACGCGACTGGGACGTGATATCCGCCGCAGTGCCATTTATGCCGCGTTGCACGTGGAGGGCGTCCAGCGTGTGGAGCTGGCGTCCCCGCTGGATGATGTGGTGCTGGATAAGACGCAGGCAGCATCCTGTACCGAATGGAGCGTTACCAACGGGGGCACGGATGAATAGTCTGCTGCCGCCGGGTTCGTCGCCGCTTGAGCGTCGACTGGCGCAGACCTGCAGTGGGATTTCCGATCTGCAGGTATCGCTGCGTGATTTGTGGAACCCGGCAACCTGCCCGATCAGATTCCTGCCTTATCTGGCCTGGGCGTTTTCTGTTGACCGCTGGGATGAGGGCTGGACAGAAAGCGTCAAGCGCCGCGTTGTGCAGGACGCGTTTTATATCCATCAGCACAAGGGGACAACCAGCGCCGTGCGGCGCGTGGTGGAGCCGTTCGGCTTCCTGATCCGCATCATTGAGTGGTGGCAGACCGGTGAAACGCCGGGGACGTTCCGTCTGGATATTGGCGTGCAGGACCAGGGGATAACAGAAGAAACCTATCTGGAGCTGGAGCGCCTGATCGGTGACGCCAAACCATGCAGCCGTCATCTGGTTGGCATGTCCATCAACCTGCAGACAGGCGGTCCGTATTTTGTGGGTGCAGCCACCTACACCGGCGAAGAAATCACGATCTACCCGTACATCAACGAAACCATTATTTCCGGCGGCACCGCCTATGAGGGCGGAGCGGTCCATGTTATTGACACGATGAGAGTGAACCCATGAGCGCAAAATTTTACACCCTGCTGACGGATATCGGCGCGGCGAAACTGGCTAGCGCCGCCGCGCTCGGTATCCCGCTTAAAATTACCCATATGGCGGTGGGTGACGGTGGTGGAGCACTGCCCACTCCCAGCGCACAACAGACCGCGTTAGTGGCTGAAAAGCGCCGCGCAGCACTGAATATGCTGTATATCGATCCGCAGAACAGCAGCCAGATTATTGCTGAGCAGGTGATCCCTGAAACTGAGGGCGGGTGGTGGATTCGTGAGGTTGGATTGTTCGATGAAACCGGCGCGCTGATTGCTGTGGGAAATTGCCCTGAAAGCTATAAGCCGCAGCTTGTTGAGGGCAGCGGACGCACACAGACCGTGCGCATGGTGCTGATTACCAGTAGCACCGATAACATCACGCTGAAAATCGATCCATCTGTCGTGCTGGCAACGCGTGGCTATGTCGATAACCTCATTGAAACCCGGCAGCAGAAAAGCGATACCCTGACCGCGCTGGCGGAGCTGAAACCGGCTAAAGGAAAGTTTCCATATTTCACTGCTGAAAAAACAGCAGCTTTGGCAGACCTGAGTGATTTTGTTCGCCCTATGTTGAGTAAAGTAGATGTAGTCGGCGTTCTTCAATATCTTGGTTTGAGAAATGCAATCAATGGTACGAGTAAACTGATCCGTATTCCTGGATTTATTGATGGTGTTGCTGGGGAATATGTTATTCAAATGCAACAGATACAAAGTAACTCGTCCAGTGGTGTGATAGTTTTTCCAGAGGCGTTTAATCACGAGTGCCTCATTGTCTTAGCTATAGATTATGCCTCGTCAGTTGCAGATAATTCACGAGTGCGTTTGGGCATTCCAACAAAATTTCAGTGTGAATGGATTGGCCAGACTATGGCAATCAATCCATCACCAGTTTCTCCATCTTCATGGGCTTGGTTAGCAATAGGATATTAAATGAAATATTTCACTGCCGTTCCATTAGGTTTATATAATAGTGAGAGTAATGATGTTCCAGAAAACGCAATTCCTATTGCTGATGAATTATACCAAGAACTAATTGAAGGTCAGGGCAAGGGGCGTTTTATTCAGGCGGATAATAATGGAAAGCCAATTCTTGTTGATGGGGTTTCAGTAACTGATGAACAACAACTTAATCAGATTGCAAATCAGAAGCAATTTCTTCTGAATAAGGCCAATGCGGAGATTGCATGGAGACAAGATGCTTTTGATATGGATATTGCAACGGAGGAAGAAGTTTCAGCATTAAAATTATGGAAAGAATATAGGATTACATTGATGAGGATGGAAATCTCTACCGTTACAGACATCAGTTGGCCAAATCAACCGTAAATAATTGTATGTAATTATCGCACCAGTTTGCATCAACTGGTGCGATGTGGCATGTTTTGCTTAGCTCATAATACTTTATCCAGTATTGGGATTTTCTTTAAAATAAAAGTTACTACAAGGCTGGTAAGAAAAATCAACACTGCAATAAATATGGTGCTAAAGAATGATAAATTCATATCTTGATTTTTAAATGAAAATTTTATAAATGCTTCAAGGATGAATATGTGAATGCAATATATCCCTAATGTATACTTAGGAATAAAAGATATAATTATATTTGAATCTTTAATCGTTTTGGATATGTTCAGTAAAAAAAAGAATAATGAAGCGGATGCAATTATCACCAAGGGTGAAAGGTTGGAGTAAAATAACGCATTTGGTTTTTGATTGTACTCACTCCAGTATGATGTTATCCATGCGGTTATTAAACTAGATGAAATGAATATTAATAGGGAAATAGTTGTGATTAATTTGTTGCCATAAGGAATGGATGCTCGCGCAATTACTTTGCCAAGAAGAAGGTAACCTGTCAGGTTTATGAAGGTCGATAATTGATAGTTATTTATGAATAAATCGACATTTAAATTAAGAACTTTATCTAAAATAGAGAATATTGACAAGAAAAACCATATTGCTATATATGCCAAGGAATATTTTAGATGAGAGTTACAATAAAATGCACTCAGTACCGGGAGTGTTAAGTAGAAACCAATGCAGGCATATAAATACCATAGGTGATATTTTATTGGTGCTTTAGCGATTGTTAGACACCAGTCAATAATATTATTAAATTGTAGGTCGTCTGCGAATGTATAAAAAATAGACCAAAATAATAAACAATATACTATTTTGATAATGCGACGAATAGGTTTAACTGATTTCTGTTGTATAAGAAGGGTACCCGTAATCATTATGAAAAGAGGTACGCATACTCTAGTAAAAGAGTCAATAATATTAGCGGTTTGCCAGTTTTCACCATTTTCGTAAAAACCATAACCGGCAATGTGTAGAATAACAACCAAAATGCAAGCTGTTGAACGAGTAAAATTAATGCCTTTTGACAAGTCTTTTTCTATGCATTCCATCAGATCACCGAGCTTGCTTTATTAAGTTACTTAGGACTCAAATATTGATTTTGCAATATTATCCGAATTTTCTCTAACATTCCATCTTTGAATTTGTTGATGATATATCACAGTTCTATTTTTGTTGGGGGTTTCTTAAGTTGGTTTAAGTCAGATGCTTGAGTAAGCAATAAACTTAAATCAAATCCAGCAAGTTCTTTTTTTTCTCGTTTACATTGTGTCATAACCAGTACAATGCATCGTACGTGCTAAGCATACATCTAAGACTGAACATAAGGCATCCCTGTCAACCGGAGATAATGCCTTATGGCTCAGGATTACCACCACGGGGTGCGCGTTGTTGAAGTCAACGACGGCACCCGCTCCCTCACCACGGTAAGCACTGCTATCGTGGGTATGGTCTGTACCGGCGATGATGCTGATGCGTCCGTGTTCCCTCTCAATAAGCCAGTTCTGCTGACGGATGTGCTGGAGGCCAGCGGTAAAGCAGGCGAGTCCGGCACGCTGGCCCGTTCGCTGGATGCGATTGCCGACCAGTCAAAACCCGTGACGGTTGTTGTGCGTGTGGCGCAGGGCGAAACCGAAGCGGAAACCACCTCCAATATTATCGGTGGTGTCACGTCCGACGGTAAAAAAACGGGTATGAAAGCGCTGCTTTCTGCGCAGTCGCAGCTGAAAGTTAAGCCGCGCATTCTCGGTGTGCCGGGGCATGACACACAGGCGGTAGCCACTGAGATGATGAGTGTGGCGCAGAGTCTGCGCGGTTTTGCTTATCTGTCCGCCTATGGCTGCAAGACGGTGGAAGAAGCCATTGCTTACCGGGACAATTTCAGCCAGCGCGAGGGGATGCTGATCTGGCCTGATTTCATCAACTTTGACACCGTTCTGAAAGCCGATGCAACGGCTTTTGCTACCGCCCGTGCGCTCGGTCTGCGCGCCAAAATAGACGAACAGACCGGATGGCACAAAACCCTGTCCAACGTGGGTGTGAATGGCGTCACCGGTCTTTCCGCTGATGTATTCTGGGATCTGCAGGACCCGGCAACGGACGCGGGGCTGCTGAACCAGAACGACGTCACCACGTTGATCTGCAAAGACGGCTTCCGCTTCTGGGGTTCCCGCTGCCTCAGTGACGATCCCTTGTTTGCGTTTGAGAACTACACCCGCACGGCGCAGGTACTGGCTGACACGATTGCAGAGGGGCATATGTGGGCGGTGGATAAGCCACTGAATCCGTCACTGGCCCGCGACATTATCGAAGGTATCCGCGCCAAATTACGCAGCCTGGTGAATCAGGGATACCTCATCGGGGCGGACTGCTGGCTGGATGAGTCAGTGAACGATAAAGACTCCCTGAAAGACGGGAAACTCACCATCGACTACGACTACACGCCTGTGCCGCCGCTTGAAAATCTGATGCTGCGCCAGCGCATCACCGATCGCTACCTGGTCGATTTTGCCAGCCGTGTCAGTGCATAAGGGGGATACATGGCATTACCACGCAAGTTAAAACACCTGAACCTGTTCAACGACGGGAACAACTGGCAGGGGATCGTTGAGTCCCTGACTCTGCCGAAATTCACCCGCAAGTTTGAGAAGTATCGCGGCGGCGGTATGCCGGGCGCGGTGGATGTGGATATGGGGCTGGATGACGGCGCACTGGACACGGAATTTTCAATCGGCGGCACCGAACTGTTGTTATTCAAGCAGATGGGCAAGGCAACCGTTGACGGCATCCAGCTGCGTTTCACCGGCTCTATTCAGCGTGACGATACCGGCGAAGTGCAGGCCATTGAGCTGGTTGTGCGCGGGCGTCATAAAGAAGTGGATTCCGGCGAGTGGAAAACCGGCGAGAGCAGCACCACCAAAGTCAGCAGCACCAACAGCTACGCGAAGCTGACCATTAACGGCGAAGTGCTCTATGAGGTTGATCTGGTCAACATGATTGAAATCGTTGACGGCGTGGACCTGATGGAAGCACACCGTAACGCCCTTGGCCTCTGATTTAACTTAACGGCGCGGTGATCCGCGGCAGTATCTGATTAACAGGAAACGAACATGAGCGACAAGCTGACTGAAAAAACCGTACAACTGGATACGCCAGTCATGCGCGGTAAAACCCAAATCACCGAAATTGTGCTGCGTAAGCCGCAGTCCGGTGCGCTGCGCGGCACCCGCCTGCAGGCCATTATGGATATGGACGTGGGGGCCATGATGACAGTGATCCCGCGTATTTCCACCCCAACGCTGACCGCACAGGAAATGGCTGAACTGGACCCCGCCGATCTCACCGCGCTGTCGGTCGAGGTGGTGACTTTTTTGTTGAAGAAGTCGGTGCTTGCCGGTTTACCGACAGCCTGACGATTGATGACCTGGTGGCGGATATCGCCACCATCTTTCACTGGTCGCCGTCCATCACTGACGTTATGCCGCTGACTGAGGTGCTGGAGTGGCGGCACAAAGCGATTCAGAGAAGCGGGGCCAGCGATGAGTGACAATAACCTGCGTCTGCAGGTGATTCTGAATGCGGTTGACAAGCTCACCCGCCCATTTCGATCCGCGCAGGCCAGCTCAAAAGAGCTGGCTGCCGCTATTCAGCAAAGCCGCGCCCGGCTGAAAGAGTTAGATTCTCAGGCGGGCAGAATTGATGGCTTCCGTAAGGCCAGCGCGCAGCTGGCAGTCACAGGTAACAGCCTTAAAGCCGCCCGCGAAGAAGCGGCAAAACTCGCCACGCAGTTTACTGCGACCAACCGCCCGACGGCAGCACAGGCCAGACTGCTTGAGCAGGCTAAAAATCGCGTCACCGATTTACAGGGAAAATATAACGGGCTGCGTCAGTCAGTGCAGCGTCAGCGCCTTGCGCTGAATGAGGCAGGGCTTGATACAAAGAAACTGAGCAGCGCACAGCGTGAGCTACGGCAGAACGCCGATGAAACCCGACTGGCACTGGAGCGACAGCAAAAATCCCTGAAACGCCTGGGTGAACAGCAAGCGAGAATGAATGCGGTTCGTGATCAGTATTCGCGCCGTCTTGAGGTTCGGGATCGCATAGCCGGAGCCGGAGCCACCACTACGGCTGCCGGGCTGGCAATGGGTGCGCCGGTTATGGCTGCAGTGAAAAGCTACGCCAGCATGGAAGATGCCATGAAAGGCGTGGCAAAGCAGGTAAACGGGCTGCGGGACGATAACGGCAACCGTACAAAACAGTTTTATGACATGCAGGATGCCATCAAGGCCGCCAGTGAACAACTGCCGATGGAGAATGGCGCTATAGATTATGCCGCGCTGGTTGAAGGGGGCGCGCGTATGGGCGTGACCAACCAGGACGATCCCTTTGAGGACCAGAAACGTGACCTGCTGGCCTTTGCATCCACGGCGGCAAAAGCTGCAACGGCCTTTGAGCTGCCCGCCGATGAGCTGGCGGAAGGATTGGGGAAAATCGCGCAGCTCTATAAAGTGCCGACGCGCAATATTGAACAACTGGGCGATGCGCTGAACTACCTGGACGATAACGCCATGTCAAAGGGTGGGGACATTATCAACGTCCTGCAGCGTATGGGGGGCGTGGCTGACCGCCTTGACTTCCGAAAGGCTGCTGCGTTGGGTTCAACATTCCTTTCTCTTGGGGCTGCCCCGGAAATTGCCGCCAGCGCCTCTAATGCCATGGTGCGTGAGCTGTCCATTGCCACCATGCAAAGCAAGCGCTTCTTTGAAGGTATGAACCTGCTGAAACTCAATCCTGCGGAGATTGAAAAGCAGATGACCACCGATGCCATGGGCACCATTCAGCGGGTTCTGGAGAAGGTCAACAATCTGCCGCAGGACAAGCGCCTGTCAGCCATGACAATGATTTTTGGTAAAGAGTTTGGCGATGATGCGGCAAAGCTGGCTAACAACCTGCCGGAGCTGCAGCGTCAGCTGAAACTCACATCAGGCAGTGGTGCTAATGGCTCCATGCAGAAAGAATCCGACATTAACAAGGATTCATTGTCTGCGCAGTGGTTGCTGGTTAAGACGGGCGCGCAGAACGCTTTCAGCAGCCTGGGGGAAACGTTGCGTCAGCCGCTGATGGATATTATGGGCATGGTTAAGGATGTGACTGGGGCGCTGCGTCGCTGGGTGGAGCAGAATCCCGTGCTGGCTGGCACGCTGATGAAATTGGCGGCGGCTACGGCGGTGATCACTGTCGGGCTGGGTACACTTGCAGTGGCGGTGGCTGCTGTGCTGGGGCCGGTTGCGGTGATCCGGTTTGGCCTGTCTGTGCTGGGTGTAAAAACATTACCTTCCGTTGCTGCAGCAGTAACACGTACTGGCAGTGCCCTGTCATGGCTGGCAGGTGCGCCACTTTCTCTGTTGCGTAGGGGGATGGCGTCATCCGGTGGCAGTGTCGGGTTGCTGAGTGCCCCGTTTAATTCTCTGCGTCGCTCAGCCGGAATAGCGGGTAATGCACTGAAAACGGTGGCAGGTGCGCCGCTTGCCATGTTCCGTGCCGGTATGTCAGGCATCCGTGGTGTTATCGGTATGGTGATGAACCCGCTGGCGGTGTTGCGGGGTGGGCTGACAGCTGCCGGTGGCGTATTGCGTTTTCTTGTTTCTGGTCCGCTGGCATTACTTCGCGGCGCGCTGTTTGGCATTTCTGGCCTGCTGGGCGCGCTGCTCAGTCCGATAGGGCTGGTTGTGGCTGCGCTGGCTGGTGTGGCGCTGGTTGTGTGGAAATACTGGCAGCCCATCGGTGCATTTCTGGGGGGCGTGGTGGAAGGGTTCAAAGCCGCTGCAGCACCCATCAGCGCCGCCTTTGAGCCGCTCAGACCCGTGTTTCAGTGGATTGGTGACAGGGTGCAGGCATTGTGGGGCTGGTTCAGTGATTTACTCACGCCGGTTAAATCCACTTCCGAAGAACTGAACAGCGCAGCTGCAATGGGGCGCCGGTTTGGTGAGGCGCTGGCTGAAGGTCTGAATATGGTGATGCACCCGCTGGAATCACTTAAATCCGGTGTGTCGTGGCTGCTGGAAAAGCTCGGTATTGTCAGTAAGGAGGCGGCAAAGGCGAAACTGCCCGCGCAGGTTACGCAGCAGCAGCCCGCCACGGTGAACAGTGACGGCAAAGTGTTGCTGCCGCCCGGCGGGTTCCCGGCTTACGCGGGGATGTATGACACGGGCGGGATCATTCCAAGCGGGCAGTTTGGCATTGTTGGAGAAAATGGCCCTGAAATTGTGAACGGACCAGCAAATGTCACCAGCAGGCGGCGTACTGCTGCGCTTGCCTCTGTCGTTGCTGGCGTGATGGGGGTAGCTGCGACACCTGCAGAAGCGGCTCCGCTTCATCCCTTCAGTCTGCCTGCGAGTGCATACCAGACACAGCCTGTTAAGGCAGACAGCCCGCCGTCGGTTATTCGTTATGAGATAAATGCGCCCATTCATATCGTCGCGCAGCCGGGGCAGAGTGCGCAGGATATTGCCCGTGAAGTGGCACGCCAGCTTGACGAGCGGGAACGCAGGGCGAGGGCAAAAGCGCGCAGCAATTTCAGCGATCAGGGGGGATATGAATCATGATGATGGTGCTGGGTTTATATGTATTTATGTTGCGCACTGTCCCTTATCAGGAACTGCAGTATCAGCGCAGCTGGCGACATGCAGCCAACAGCCGGGTGAACCGCCGCCCGTCAACGCAGTTTCTTGGCCCGGATAATGATTCACTGACACTGTCCGGGGTCCTGCTGCCGGAAGTGACCGGAGGCAGGCTGTCATTGCTGGCGCTGGAGTTGATGGCAGAGCAGGGCAAAGCCTGGCCTTTGATTGAAGGTAGCGGAACCATTTACGGCATGTTTGTTATTGAAAGTCTGAGCCAGACAAAGACGGAGTTTTTTACCAGCGGCATGCCCAGGCGCATTGAGTTTACGATCACCCTCAAACGGGTTGATGAGTCGCTGTCTGACATGTTCGGGAGTCTGAGTGACCAGCTCAGTAACCTGCAGGACTCTGCAGCGTCTGCGATTGGGGGGATTAAAAACACGGCTGGAGGATTGCTTCAGTGAACGTTAATTCTGATCTCCTGAATCTGAACAGCAAAAGCCCCGCATTCAGTATCGTCATTGAAGGTAAGGACGTGACGACCGTGCTGGATACCCGCCTTATGAGTCTGACGCTGACGGATAACCGGGGGTTTGAAGCGGACCAGCTTGATCTGGAGCTGGACGACGCCGACGGGCTGATCGCCCTGCCGCGACGTGGGGCAGTGATTCAGCTGGCGCTGGGCTGGAAAGGCCAGCCGCTTTTTCCTAAAGGGGCTTTTACCGTGGATGAAATCGAACACTGCGGTGCCCCTGACCGGCTGACCATCCGGGCGCGAAGCGCAGATTTCCGTGAAACCCTCAATACACGGCGCGAAAAATCATGGCATCAGACAACGGTAGGGGAGGTGGTAAAGGAAATAGCCGCCCGGCATAACCTCAAAATGGCGCTGGGTAAAGACCTGACGGATAAGGCGCTGGATCATCTGGACCAGACCAATGAAAGCGATGCAAGTTTTCTGATGAAACTGGCGAGACAGTATGGGGCGATTGCTTCCGTTAAGGACGGGAATCTGCTGTTTATCCGGCAGGGACAGGGAAGAACGGCGAGCGGCAAGCCGCTGCCGGTTATCACCATCACGCGCAAAGCCGGTGACGGTCATCGGTTCACCCTTGCTGATCGTGGTGCCTATACCGGTGTTATTGCCAGCTGGTTGCATACGCGTGAACCCAGGAAAAAAGAGACAACCAGTGTTAAGCGTCGTCGAAAGAAAACCACCACACCCAAAGAGCCGGAAGCAAAACAGGGCGATTATCTGGTGGGAACGGATGAAAACGTGCTGGTTCTTAATCGTACCTACGCCAACCGGAGCAATGCAGAGCGCGCAGCAAAAATGCAGTGGGAACGTCTGCAGCGTGGGGTTGCTTCATTTTCCCTGCAGCTCGCTGAGGGGCGGGCTGATCTCTATACGGAAATGCCGGTGAAGGTTACAGGGTTTAAGCAGCAGATCGATGATGCAGAATGGACCATTACCACCCTGACGCATTCTGTCAGCCCGGATAATGGATTTACGACCAGCATGGAGCTTGAAGTAAAGATTGATGATCTTGAAATTGAATAATTGGTTCTCAGTATTGAATAATGATGTATCATTATTGCGACTACGGCAAGAGTGGTGGGATAACAGCGATGATGAACTGTCCAGAGTGCGGTCATGCAGCACATACCAGAAGCAGCTTTCAGGTATCAGCTACGACAAAAGAACGTTACAACCAGTGCCAAAATATAAATTGTGGCTGTACGTTCGTTACTCATGAAACGTTTGTACGGCACATTATAAAACCGAATCTAATTTCTTCTGCGCCGCCACATCCTGGAAAAGGTGGTCAAGGCCACATGAGTTTCTGAACAGAACCCGCTTTAATGGCGGGTTTTTTGTTGCCGCCAGTCCGACACTCTGTCGCCATTTTGCCGCCATCACCAAAGAAAAAGGGGCTACGTTTTCACGTAACCCCTTGTTTTATTTGGTGGAGCTGGCGGGAGTTGAATCCGCGTCCGAATATTTTTAACTATCTGTTTTTATTGAAGTCATGTTCATCCATAAAATCCGCGTAGCTTTTGCGTATCCTTTGAAGTCTTCTCTCAGTCCAGCTTAAGTGACTGGTCTCAAACTCAAGCATGCATCGAAAAGAAACTTTATTTAATCTTTGTGTTGCATTATGAACGACTAGTCTGCTTTTATAATTTATTTCATATTTATTGCCGTCTATGTCATTGTATTTTAATTTAAAAAGAGGTCCGTCTATTGATTTGGCTACGCCATTATTTAATTTGTAAGTAAAAAGAATTTCGTTAAGTAGTACATCAAAGTAAAATGGAGATAATTTCAATTTCGTTGTGGCTGAGTTGTTGTTATATGGAGTAATATAACCAAGGTTAATCACAGTATCTGCTTCTTTTAAAATACTAGTTTGCACTCCTGCTATCATTATTTGTACTTTATTATCTTTTGTTGAACTATGGTCTTCAAATTCGAAAGAATATTTTTCATTAAGTTTATATTGATTGGAACTGAAGAATTTCATTCTTGACAAGAAGTTGAACTCAATAGTAACTGATACGTTTAACGCAACACCTGATCCAGCATTAATTATTTCTGGTTTGTGCTCGTTGAAATACTCGGCAGAACCAGGGAATAAATTAAATGAATTATCATATATCTCTCTACTTCTGACTTGATAATCATTGATTACAAGTTGCGGTGTAACTGCTATTTTTCTTTGCTTTATTGTTTGTTTTACTGCGAGGAAAGCCGCAACTGCAGAACCCATTGTGCCTAATGTAGTAAGAATAGAAAGTATAACGTTCGACGTATTTTCCATATTTTAATCTCTGCCATATCCCAGACAGAGATTATTAGTTATTTAGTGTCGTTATTCAACAGGATGACAGAAGTTTTACCATCATACTCTTTAAGGTAGCGGCCATAGTGTCTGAATAGCATTTCAGGACCTTTATGCCCCATTTGAGTTGCTAACCAGAATAGGTTAGCTCCACGGCTGATATGGCTGGTGGCGAATGTATGCCTTGTCTGATATGGGTTACGATAGCGGATGCCTGCTTTTCGTAGAGTTGGCACCCATGCTTTTTTTCTTATCGCGTCTGCATTGGCCCATGGTTTATTACTTTTTGGATCTTCGAAGATTGTTTCATCTTTCATGAAAGTGAATAGTTTCTGGCTGGTTAAAGCTGTCAATGCTTCTTCAGTCAGTTCAACTTTCCTGGTACCGGCTTTTGTTTTTGTTCCTTTGATGACGCCAACTACACTGGCGTTTTGAACGTGAGCTGTCTTCCCTACAAAGTCGATATCACGCCAACGAAGAGCACACAGTTCAGAACTACGCAGTCCAGTTTGTATCGCGAACCTGAAAAGATTCTCCCACTGCTTATTGCCAGCAGCAGAGAGCAAAGCGTCTACTTCTGCTGGTGATAGCGGATCAACCACATAACTACTTTCTGCCTCTGATTTATCACTTTGGTACCGTGAGGCTGTTACCAGTGATACAGGGTTAATCTGAAGCACACCATCCGTCACTGCCTCATCCAAAGCAGAACGAAGGAATGACAGCTGGTTTCGGATTGTTTTCAATGTCGTTTTTTGGTTCTGGATCCATGTCTTCAGCGCGGCCGGCGTCAACTCACTTGCAGGAAAAATATGAAGTGATGACAGCGCGCTTCGGCATTTCTTATATCCACCAATTGTTGAAGGGGATAGTTTTCTCGTTTCACAGATAACCAGATATTCGTCCAGGTACATCTTCACCGTTTTGCCTGCGGCAGCGTTGCCGAAAATTTTTAACCGGGTAGAACGGGGAAAGTATTCTGCATAAACAAACGTCCCCCTCTCGATCTTGTTATGGATTTCGCCGAGTGTGCGCTCGGCGTATTTGATGTTTTTTGGGGTTACGTCCAGATTAGAAAGGGGCTCACGGCATTTAACCCCCTTATAAGTGAAGGTAATATTGATGGTTTCGCCGTTGCGGTGTTTCCTGATGGTTACGCCGCGCGGGAGCTTAGGCGATTCTGTCGTGCCCATTTTGCAACCTCACTAAGATCAATCCATCTTTCCTTAACGCCGTCGACCTTTAGCACCTGAACCCCTTCACGCCATACTCCACGTTGCACACGTTTGTTGATGGCATCCGGGGTTTCGCCAGTCTCTTTGCAATAAGTTGAGATGGGAACACAATCGAGGCTCAGCATATATTTCTCCATTACCCCGGCTGCACCCGGGGAAAATTTTAGCTGTTGCTGGTGGTTGGGATTAGTTTCTGCCAAATCGCTGAAACATATTTCGCTTGGTGGCGGGCATCAGCCAGCGCGTTATGTGCTATCCCATTAAATGGCATATCACGCTTAGGATCGAAACCTACAACTCTGCCTAATGTGACGATGGTTCTGACGTCGTGATCATTCCAAAATTGCCACGGGCAAACCTGGCCGGCACGCTCATATGCTCCGCGCAATATAACGTTGTCGAAAGTAGCTCCATTGCCCCAAACTTTTAAATATTTTGGGTTATCAGAATGCCGATTAATGAAATAGCTCAGTTCAGATAGTGCAGACGATATCGGCATCGCATCATCAACACAGATTGCTGATCGTGCTTCTGAGCTTTGTCTTAACCACCAAAGAATAGTGTCACCATCCGGCACTGCTCCCTGCTCCATAGCACTTTCAAGGTTAACGGCGGTGTAAAACTCCTGACCAAGATCACCGCTTTGCGGATCGAAGAATACGGCACCAATGGAGACAATAGGGGCATTCGGTTTTTTGCCCATGGACTCAAGGTCGATCATTAAATTGTTCACGTTAAATATTCTCCTGTTTTGGTGCTGCTTTAAGCATTGCAGTGCGGCAGGCGTTCCATCCCTTGACTTCAGCGATTGCAGCTACAGCGTCTATCGCATGCATTTTCGACGCTTCTGGCATCGGCTTTTCATCCGGCACTACTGCCGCTGGCTGCGGGGAGGCCCAGAGCTTATTGACGCCATCCGGCAGATTATTAAAATCAAACGTACCGCCCGGAATCCTGCCAGCTTGAATCCAGTCGTCTCCGTCAACCTCGATGAAAAATACTGGCTCTGCGTTCCTCGATGCTAGCACCTCATCAATCACATTCAACATATCAGCGAGAATGTAAGCTCTGTTCCCGCCGTTTGAGTACTGGGTATCATGCTGCAGGTGGTCGCGTATTTGGTACAGGCGAGCGACTGATACAGGACCGTTCGCCGGGTGGTTAGTTGTCATTGAGCCTTTATTCATTACTGTTGTCCTCGCAGCAGTAGTGACGTGCTTCTGGGTCATCGGTTACAAATCCACACTCGCTACAGGTAAATTCATCTGGGGGAGATAAATCATCCTGATGGTTGTTATTACAAAAAGGATTACTATCACCGCCAGGCCACTCTTCAAGTTCGTCTTCACGCTGACAGTTCCTGCATAGGTCATTGCCAGACCGCATATCCTCTTTGCATCGAGGGCAACGGTCTAAATCTTCATCTTTCACTGGCATCCCTCCTGGCAATCGTGGTTTTCTGGCTCATCAGCTTTGTAATACCCCCCACAAACAGGGCAGATAACTAGCGGCGTCTCATCGTAATTTGAAGTTCCAGTAATCATTGTGCTGCTCCCTGTCTGGCTCTATTCAACAGCTGGTTAAACATCATGGTTAATCTGTTACTGCACCCAAACGGCATATCGTTAACCCGGTAAGTAGAAATGCCCTTGCGAACACCTGACTTCACGATCCGGCCAGTGGTATAGAGTTGCGATAATGCGCCAGCGACCGCGGGTGTCTTTTTGTTCATACCTTTGGCGATTTCACCGCTGGTGGCATTCGGATGAGCCTGGAGATATTCAAATACGGTCATGGCGTTTTACCTTTACGTTCCTGTTCCAGTTGCACCAGAGACTCTTTTAATGCTGCGAACGTAGCTTCCAGTCTGGTGGCGACTTCGCGCATAAGCGGTGCATGCTTTGGTGGCAATTCAGCAACGGAGGCAAAAGCCTCCGCTACGAGTTCTTTTACCTTCATGCGGCGCATTGGCGCAGCTCCACCAGTTCGTTAAAGCGATTCATGAACAGGCCATAGGCTTGACCAGGACGGAGCGGGATAACCTGAACGAGATCAGAGCAGGGAATACCTTCAAGAATTTCCCACTTCGAACCGTCATCGATTTCCAGATCACGGCGCTCGGTAGCTAACATGGTTAGATCGGCATATTTCACGACGGTAGCTTGCTCAAGCTGGATACCGAATTTAAAGCGGATAAGACCATCAATATAAGTTTCCATGCGCTGGTAGTCAGGCAGTAAGGCTTTAAGCGGGGCAGGAATATCCTGGCAATACGCCTCAGCAGCGTCGTGCATCAGCGCTTCAAAGGCGAACTCTGGCGGCACAATCTGGCTTACAAGCACAGAGTGCTGAGCCACGCTATAGAACTCTGGGAGATGCCCAGCGAATCGACAGATGTTGGAAAGAGCAGTCGCGATATCCTCAACATCGATATCGTCGATTGTGGCGGTGATGTAGTTAAATTTTTTACCGGATAATGTCTGAATGTAACTCATGTTTTTCTCCATATTGGCGCGCTGCACCGCGCAGATTTTGGTTGCACGAATCCCTCGCCGGTTGGCGATAATTAATGGAATTACGCTTCAATAAATCCCCGCGGCGCCGGGGATTTAATGCAGAGCAATTAGGCTTTAAAGTTACCGATGAAAGTTTCCACTGATTCACCGTCGAACTTGTTGATCAGCAAATCGCGGAATTCGTTGGCGATCTCTTCTTCCTTGGCTTCAAGTTGGACGATGCGCAGAACAAAGCAGGGTTCATCGCTGGTCAGCAGACTGTTACGCAAGCTAAAGCGGCGTTCGCCCAGACCTTCATACGGCACGCATTTGAAATCGAACGCCACAGGCATAACGTCTTTGCTGCTTGCTTCAACGCTTTGCATCAGGGATTTTTTACCAGCGAAATCACCAGTTTCATGGTCCTGCTGGGTTGCTTGTTGAATGGTGATACGACGCACAGCCTGAGCCGCTTGGGAAATCTGCATCGTATTACCATCGGCATCAAACGCGAGCAGGTAATCACTCCAGTCTTCCAGCCATTCAGCGATTTGCTTTTGCTTCAGACGTTGACCATCGATCTGCAGTAACGCGCGGAACGGGGCGGTTTTCTTCAAGGTGATCGAAGCAACGTTATCGGCGTGACCGGGATTATCCAGGGTGCCGATGTTGAACACTGAACGAGCGGTCATGTTGTCAGCATCAATGAAGCAACGGGCTGGATCGCTGGCGCTGGCGTAACCTTTAGAATAACGTGCGAAATCGTCAATACTGGTTGTTGTCATTGCACCACGGAAGCGGAAACGCTCCAGAGAAAAGCGCTCAAGGCTTTCAACGCTAGTACCATCTGGCAGCAATGCGGTCGGGCAAGGCAGGCCATGAATATCATTCAGGTGGTAGCCAGAAAGGACCAGGTCTTTTACCTGCTGAAAAGTACCGCTGTCTAACTGAGACATAGAAATTCCTTATTAACTGATGATCGAAGTGGTATCAGTGAGTTTGTTGTCGCGGATCACTGAGCCGCTTTAAGCTTTCCATCCACCGCGCCAGTAATCCCGAACAACTGACCCTGATCTTCCTGCAGGATGGTGAGCTTCCCGCCTTTGTTGACCCACATCGGGGTTTCGGTTGTGTCCTCCTCGGAGGCTTTACCACGCGGTGTTGGGGTGCTGTAGTTCAGCTTGTGCTTGATCTTTACGCGCTTCTCTTCAACGGAATTACCCATGCGCTCAAAATCAAAGGTGAGGACTACTTTGCCTTTGTTGCCATTGTTCAGAACGCCAAGCGCGGTGGTATTAAGTGCTGCCGCGATTTTGTTCATGAACACGCCGGCATCCAGTTCGCCAAGAAAATCTGGCACTACGGTCATGCGGTCATTACTCATGGTTTTACCCTCGTTAAGGCGGCTGCCACCGCCGAACTTTCTCCATACACAACGGAAAGAGCACTCCGATCTTCTACCAACGCCCCGTCATAGCTTTTCGGCGCATCCACATGGCGCTTGGGTTTCAGCCTCGTGTGGCGGGAATGCTTTTACCTGTTGTGCCCTGAAAAAGGCTGGCGGTAACCAGACAAAAGGGAAAACTCTGGGCCGCCAGAATAGTGATACAAGGCATTTGTTATCTTCACCAAACGTACCAATGATTACGTTTGATGATTTAAATGTACCTTTAGTTACCTTTGGGGTCAAGCGGGCAATGTACTTTATGTTACCTTTGGGAATGTAAAAAAGCCGAGGCTATGCTCGGCTCTTAATTTTGAAGGGGTTAGATGTTTTGAGTGATTTGTACAACTTTTCCGACAATGCGACAGTTGCCATCAATTTGGATTGGCTTAAATAACGGATTCAGTGGCATTAGGTATGAGTAGGGGCTATCCCAAACTAATTTTTTAACCGTTGCTTCTGATGTCCCATCCAATATAGCAACGACTATTTTCCCATATAGATCATCAAGCTGCCCATAATGGGGCTCGACTATTACAATAGAACCTTCAGGTATAGATGGAAGTCCTTGCGGGTTAGTCATCGACTCCCCGCGGACTACTAACCCAAACGCTTCATCCGATACATTTGCAGTTGTTTGAGTCCAGGAAATCACGTCTGTAAGTCTTGAGCAGGCATAGCTATCCGTCCATAAACCAGCTTGAACTGCCGATATGATCGGTACAGCTACAGGGGGTTTCAAAAAAGGCACGACGCGCGTGTCGTCAATGGCCTCATCACCGCTTCCATAGAGTATCCACTCTGGTGTTGTTGATAGAGCCTGAGCCAACTGGTGAAGGTTCTCACCATCAGGCTTTGTCGTGCCGTTTTCCCATTTTGTAACCGATACACGGCTTACACCAAGCTTTTTAGCCAGTGCTAATTGGGTTATATCCAGCTGGATTCGTCTGGATCTGATGCGGTCTTTCATCTCTGTTTTCATGTAACCAATGTTACACCCTTTGCTTGTAACTGTTGTTTGCTATTTAATGTACCTTTTGTTACCTTTAGTTCATTCATAACACCGGAGGAACTATGTATAAGTCCGAAGTCGTAAAGCATTTTGGCGGTATCTCAAAAACCGCTGTTGCTTTGAATATCTCACACCCTGCCGTATGTCGTTGGGGAAAGGTCATCCCTGAGAAGCAAGCCTTCGTAATAGAGAGAATTACTAATGGGAAACTTAAGTATGACGCATCCCTATATCACAAGGTTACAGGCGTATCTGCTAACCAGTAACCACAGGAAAAAGGAGTAAGCCGTGGGTAACGAACCTATTTGGAAAGTTGAACGTCAGCCAATCTGGCTGGTGGTAGCGATTAAAAAGACGATTACCGATCTGCCTGGTGGCTACGCCGAAGCGGCGGAATGGTTGGGGGTAACAGAGAACGCACTGTTTAACCGCCTCCGCGTAGATGGTGATCAGATCTTCCCTATGGGGTGGGCGATGGTTTTACAGAAAGCAGCCGGTGTTAGCTACATAGCTGATGCATTTTCTCGTCAAACAGATAACGGGATCCACATTCCAGGCGCGGCACCAGAAACAGAGAATGAAGAGATTGGCTTAAAGCTGGCTGAGCTGGTGGGCAGGCTTGGGGATTTGGTCAACGCATACCGTCGATATATCGATGATGGTGTGGTTGATAAAGGGGAGTGGGACAGTCTGAACGAAATCGCCTACCAGTTCCGGGTAACGCTTATGACGTTTCTGAACCTGATTTCACGAGTTTATTGCCTTCCAGAAATGAGTGACGCCCGCGAGTGTGCAGCTCCGGGCGCCTTGGCGAACAACTCTTCGAGTATGGAGAAATAATCCGCATGAGCAGTTTAACGGCTTTTAACCGTCTACCGCAACTCAGGATGATCCCGGTTTCGGGTACTCCGTTGTTTCGGTATGAACGCAGATTATCAAACCGCTGGATTCCGTGTAACCACAGTAGGGCGGTTTCAATTGTGGGGGTCTACAACCGGAGGGCAAAACGCCAGTGCGCGAACTTAACCGAAGGTTCAAAGACCACCGCGGAGTGCAAGTCCGTGTTATCCGCTGGGAGCCAGAAACACAGCGCGTTATCTATCTGCGTGATGGCTACCCACACGAATGCTTCAGCCCACTTGAGCATTTCAGGCAAAAGTTCAGGGAGATAACGGACGATCATGAGCACTAAATTAACCGGCTACGTATGGGATGGTTGCGCGGCGTCGGGCATGAAGTTGTCTAGTGTCGCGATCATGGCTCGCCTTGCTGATTTCAGCAGCGATGAGGGGGTGTGCTGGCCATCCATTGAAACTATTGCTCGCCAGCTTGGCGCAGGGCCGAGCACTATCAGAACGGCAATCGCAAAGCTTGAAAAAGATGGCTGGCTCACGCGTACACAGCGCCGTAATGGTAACCGTAATGCTTCGAACGTTTACCGCCTGAATGTGGCGAAACTTCAGGCTGCCGCATTTTCTCAACTGTCAGATTCTGACACGTCAAAATCTGACGCATCAAATTTTGACGCCTCAAAAGCTGACCCGTCGAAATCTGGCAAAAATGGCGGTTTTGACCCGTCAGAATCTGGCGGGGATCCGTCAGTAAAATCAAAACAAGATCCACAAGTAACTTCAAAACCCTCTTGTCCGGTTGCGGTGCAACCAGACCCTGAAGTCATGATTACTGACCAGGCGATTTTGGTTTTGTCTCATTTGAACCAGATCAGCGGATCCCGGTATCAGAAATCAAAAACATCCCTGGAGAACATCCGTGCCCGACTGCGTGAGGGATACAGCGTTGCAGACCTGCAACTTGTTATCGACCTGAAGCATGAGCACTGGCACGAGAACGACGAGCAGTACCAGTACATGCGCCCGGAAACGCTGTTCGGCCCGAAGAAATTCGAGAGCTATCTGCAAAGCGCCACCCGCTGGGATCAGAAGGGACGGCCTAAACGTGCTGACTGGGGAGCGAAAAAGCGCGATGTGATGGCTTTTGGTCCGGTTGAAACAACGATTCCAGAGGGGTTCAGAGGATGACGTTAAACAAATATTGCCAGGCGCTGGTGGCACTACGTAGCCAACCAGCCCACGAATTGAAAGAAGTTGGCGATCAGTGGCGGACACCGGACCTGCTTTTTTGGGGCATTAATGCGATGTTCGGCCCGCTGACGCTGGATCTCTTTGCTGATGACGATAACGCTAAGTGCCCTGTGTGGTACACCGCCGAAGATAACGCGCTGGTACAAGATTGGGCGGAAATGCTGGAATCAATCGGCGGGGCCGCATTCGGTAATCCACCATATAGCCGTTCGCAGTACCACGAGAAACAGGCGATAACCGGCATGACCCACATCATGGATCGCACAATGGAAATGCGTGAAAAGAGTGGGCGTTACGTGTTCCTCATTAAAGCGGCGACAAGTGAAACATGGTGGCCGGAAGATGCCGATCACATCATGTTTATCCGCGGTCGTATTGGCTTCGATCTCCCTGTGTGGTTTGTTCCTGCTGATTATAAGCAGAAGCCCACTGGTGCTTTCTTTGCTGGTGCTATTGCAATCTTTGATAAGTCATGGCGCGGAGAGCGTTTCAGCTACATCAGCCGTACTGAACTGGAAGAAAAAGGGCGGGCGTTTATGGCTTTGGCTCAATTCGCCGTTGGTAAAGAGCAAACAATTGCAATGCAGGCAGCTAAGGAACCAGCAGCAACACCGGAAACTGAGTCACGAATCTGGCCTCTCGAGGTTGGTCTGGTGTTTAACCAGGTGGAAGGCGTTGATGTATTGAGCGAGGCCCAGCAGAACAAACTGAAAGCCAACATCAATCAACTCTGGCTGGAACGAACGGCCACCAGCGAAATTATCACAATTGCGCGTGGTCTTGTTGGCAGCATGCAGGGGGTAACCCATGCGTGAGATTATCGTTGATAACTTTGCTGGTGGCGGTGGCGCATCAACGGGTATTGAACTGGCGATCGGGCGCAGCGTGGATATTGCGATCAACCACGACGAAAATGCCATTGCGATGCACAAGACGAACCACCCTGACACACTACATTACTGTGAATCCGTATTTGACGTGGATCCGGTAGCCGCCACCGGCGGCAATCCTGTTGGCCTGGCATGGTTTAGCCCGGACTGCCGACACTTCTCAAAGGCCAAAGGCGCAAAGCCTGTGAAAAAAGAGATACGCGGTCTGGCCTGGATTGTTCTGCGTTGGGCACTGGCGAAGCGACCGCGTGTGATGATGCTGGAGAACGTGGAAGAGTTCAAAACGTGGGGACCGTTAATTGACATCCCGTCTAAACCTGATTTATCGGAAGCCCTTATGGGGGATTTTATTGGCCCGGTTGACCCTGGCAGTAGTCGCCCAGACCCTGCTCGCACTGGCGAAACATTCAATGCTTTTGTCGGTATGCTGTCCACTGGCATTCCTGCCGATCACCCGGCACTGGCAGAGGTTTGCGAATTTCTTGCTATTGATCCTGGCAGCCCGCAGGCCAAACAGCTGGTGGAAGGGCTTGGATATGATGTTGATTATCGCGAACTGCGCGCGTGTGATTACGGCGCGCCGACGATCCGCAAACGCTTCTTCATGGTTATGCGCTGCGATGGTTGCCCTATTCAGTGGCCTGTTGTAACCCATGGGGATCCTAAGTCTCTGGAGGTGCAGAGCGGCAGGCTGATGCCATGGCGTACCGCGGCGGAATGTATCGACTGGAATGTTCCAGCCCTTTCCATCTTCGACCGCAAAAAACCGCTGGCGGAGAACACGTTGAAGCGGATCGCGCGCGGCATACAGCGCTTTGTTATCGAAAGTGCGTCGCCGTTTATCGTTAAGTGCAACCACACTACGACCAAAGGAAAATACGACTGTTTCCGTGGGCAGGAGTTGAGTGAGCCGCTGCAGACCATTACGAAAACTCATGGCTACGCGTTAGCAGTTCCACACCTGACAAAATTCCGCACTGGCGCAACCGGGCAGCCCGTTACCGAACCTGTCCCGACGGTAACCGCTGGCACGTCAAAACGCCCGGGTGGGAATGGGCATGCACTCGGGATAGTTGAGGCTGCATTGACACCATTCCTGGCGGGTAATGGTGGGAGTGAATACCAGGCTAAACCGCGCCCGCTCGATAAACCTGCTCACACCATTCTGAAGCAATCCCGCGCCTGTCTTGTTGCGCCAGTGATAGCCCGCCAGTTCGGGGCCAGCGTCGGCCACCGGGCAGACGAACCGAGCGCCACAATTACAGCTGGTGGTGGCGGTAAATCACAATTGGTGGGCGCGTTCCTGGCGAAACACTACGGAGGTAACTATACGGGGCCGGGTGTCAGTATGGATGAACCAGCGCACTCAGTGACCACCGTTGACCATCATGCGGTAGTTGCCTCTCATCTGGTGAAACTGCGTGGAACATGCCGCGACGGGCAACGCCTTGATGTGCCAATGCCAACAATCACTGCTGGCGGCCAGCACGTGGGTGAGGTACGCACATTTCTCGAGACGTATTGCGGGGAAAGTGACGATGAATGGCTGGTAACGATCGATGGGGTTAAATACCAGATCGTTGATATCGGAATGCGCATGTTGCAGCCGCATGAACTCTACAAAGCGCAGGGCTTCCCGGATGGTTACGTTATTGATCAGGACTACCGTGGAAATCGCTATGCAAAAGATAAGCAGGTAGCCCGCTGCGGTAATGCGGTACCACCACCATTCGCCAGGGCGCTGGTGGAGGCAAATCTTCCGGAACTGTGTGCAGTGCAACAGCAGGAGGTGGCATGAAACTTGTGCTCCCGTTCCCTCCGAGCGTGAACACTTACTGGCGCGCCCCTAACAAGGGGCCGCTGGCCGGTCGTCACCTCATTAGCGCTGATGGTCGTAAATACCAGAGCGCTGCCTGCGTGGCGATCATTGAGCAATTACGACGTCTCCCGAAGCCATCGACTGAACTGGCAGCGGTAGAAATCACTCTGTACCCGCCGGATGCGCGCCGTCGGGATATCGATAATTACAACAAAGCCCTGTTTGACGCGCTGACGCATGCGGGTGTCTGGGAAGACGACAGCCAGATTAAGCGCATGCTGGTGGAATGGGGACCCGTTGTGCCGAAAGGTCGGGTAGAGATAACGATCAGCAGATATGAACCGGCGGGTGCAGCCGCCTGATATGGAGAAAAGTATGAGCCAGTTAATCGTGAATGGTGTAGTAACAATGTCCAGCCGTGATATTGCGGATCTGGTTCAAAGTAAACACAGTGACGTGAAACGCTCGGCTGAGCGTCTTGTTGCTGCGGGAATTTTAACCGCGCCGTTGGCGCAGTTCGATTTTGAGCATAACGGTAATGTGTACCAGGAGTATCGTTTTAACAAACGCGACTCTCTGGTGATTGTTGCCAGATTGTCTCCTGAATTTACCGCCGCGGTCGTCGATCGCTGGCAGGAACTGGAAGAAGGGCAGAGTGTCAGTGTTCCCCGCTCATTGCCGGAAGCGCTTCGCCTGGCTGCTGATTTAGCCGAGCAGAAAGAGCAACTGACCATCCAGCTGGCAGCCGCGGCGCCAAAAGTGGAGTTTGTTGATCGTTATTGCTCTGCAAAAGGCTCCATGTCATTCCGGCAGGTAGCCAAATTGCTCAACGCAAAAGAAACCGAGTTCCGCCTGTTCCTCATTGAACGCAATATCCTGTATCGCCTCGGCGGCACACTTACCCCCATGGCGCAGCACATTTCCGCGGGAAGATTTGAAGTTAAGACGGGAACATCGAGCACATCCAATCACGCATTCAGCCAGACGCGTTTCACTGCCAAGGGAGTACGCTGGATTGGTGGTTTGTGGGCTGAATATATTGCAGGGGGACAGGCGGCGTGAGGGCTTTGTTAACTCCTGAAGTAGCCCATCGTATGGGGATTGTGTTGTTTCGGCCCGGTGCGGAACTGATGCATCTCTTCATGCGCGGTCGCGTTCTGCTCGAGCCTGAACCAGAAGAAATGGCGTCATTCAGTACCGGGGCTGTTCCGGCAGCCATTCAGCCGCTGGCTGATGATCCTGTAATGCGGCAGGTATTCGAGAATGAACGGGTTATTCAGCGTGCCGGCGGGCTTCCTTCCCTTGAGCAGTGGCTGAGTTCTCGGTTTGAATGCCAGTGGCCCCATTCATCGTGGCACGACAAGAACTTCACAACAATGCGGCACGAGCCAGGAAGTATTCGCCTGTGCTGGCATTGCGATCACACTTTGTCCGGGCAGCATACAGAACAGCTTGCAGGTATAGCGGCCGGAAACCTGGTATCCTGGATTCTGGAAGTCATTCGGCGTGATTCTGGTTTTCCCGAGTCGCATATCCTGACGCTTCCGGAACTGTGCTGGTGGATGGTCAGAAACGACCTGGCTGATGTTATTCCGGAAAGCGTTGCGCACAAGGGGCTACGCCTTCCGGATGAGAAGATCCGCTCGGTCATGAGGGAAAGCGACATTGTGCCTTCCGCGTCTGCAACCAGCCTCGTGCAGGAGAAGGCGAAGAAGATCCTCGCGCTCTCTGTTGATCCGGAGTCGCCAGAGTCTTTCATGCTCAGGCCAAAGCGACGCCGCTGGGTAAATGAGACGTACACACGCTGGGTTAAAACACAACCCTGTGAGTGTTGCCGACGGCCAGCAGATGATCCGCACCATATCGTAGGGCACGGTATGGGTGGTACAGCAACAAAAGCCCATGACCTCTTCGTGATCCCTCTGTGCAGAGAGTGCCACGATGAGCTACACGCCGATGTACCGGCATTTGAGCAGAAGCATGGTACGCAGCTTGAGTTGCTACTGCGTTTTATGGATCGGGCGCTGGCGATCGGCGTAATTGCGAAAGCTTAAGTGTATGGAGCGCAAAGAAGCATGAATCAACAAGACCTGAATTTTGTAAGAATAGAATTGCGCCGCGCGCTACCTGACCTCTCTGGGGGAACAAAAGGGCAGCTTGAGGCTTTCAGTGAACACCCACCAGCAGACAAAAATGCCACCCCGCGCCGTGGAATTCATCTCGTCGAACTTGAAGGAGAGAAGGGGCCACGCTTTGTTAACTCGCTTTCCGCGCCACTGTATGTGCTGGAAACTCGCAGCCGCCGCAGGCCAATGCCGCCGATAAAAGATGCGGAATTTGAGTCCGCGCCGTGGCGTAGGGCAGTGTCCGCGCTTAGTGGATACCAGCAGGCCTGGTTGCGGTACTGCTACGGTTTTGACCTTAGCTATAAGCACCAGGTGATGATGTGTGAATACGTCTGGAAAAGTTATCAGAAATGCCTGGGTGAAAACTCGCTTCAGGAGCGCGTAGTAAAGAAACTGATAGGTCTGGTATGGCTGGCAGGGCAGGAAATTGCTGCAACCAGAAATAATGAAACCTATAAAGACTATGCTGGTGCAGCGTTGGCCCGCATGGTTAGCGTTGACCGTTCGACATGGTTGCGTGTCTATTCAGGGCACTGGGCTGGGTTAAAGGCCGCTTTTACGCAGCTTGATGAATCTGCGTTGGCCATGGCTCTTGAATACTATGAGGAAGAAGACGCCCTCAAAGTGGCGGAAATGTGAAGTAAATTTCACTATCTCCTTCAAACGCGCTTGCAAAATGCAACAAAATAAGCCATATTTAAAGCATATTTGATATGTTGCCAAAGTTTTATAAACCCGCCGATGAGCGGGTTTTTTTATGGCAAATCAGCCATGCACGGCGCATAAAGGCGCTGGCGGTCGCAGAATGGAATTCTTCTCTTGCTGGTATCACCAACCAGAGTTATCTGTATGTCACGCAACTAATTTTAGGTAAAAGCATGCTAAATCAGGAAGATA